GAGACCTTCTAAAAACTCCAGATCACGGTGCATTAATGCCCAGAAGAGCATATAATACGCCACTCTCATGTACATGCTATTGACAATGTTGTTTATAAACACGGTCAAAGCGTGACCTGAGAGATTTTGGCTATGATAAAGTACGAATTCTCCATTGTACTCGATCAAGCCATGCGCAACCTCTGTCGCAAGAGCTATCATCACATCCAAAGCTTCCTGTGGATATCCTGCTATCTTAGCACACGATATCAAAATTGCGAAAGCCAAGAGAACCATCTGATTAATCATAAGACCATCATAACCTATGTAGTCGCCTGCTACATTTCTATCCGGTCCATGTTTCATGATGTGCTCCGCAAGTCGTGTCCACTCCTTACTATAAGCATTGACACCGACTGCGCATTCGAAAAACTCAGGATTATCCATCATGACCTTTACGATGGGCAAGAAGTACTTCCTCAACAGGAACAGCAATTCTATATCACCCCCAGCAAAAGTCCTTACTTTCTCTTTCGTCATCTTTGTTGGCTCATCCTTCAAGCTCATTCTAAACTTCATATACACACGGGTCTTCTGTTGCAGAACTTTCTCTATTCTAGCAATACCCTCACGAATATCATCATCCATCTTTAATGGGCATGTGATACCGGGGTGAACCTCATCCGTTTCATGTATATAATGGCTCTTAGGCTTACACCGTGGAAAGCCCGCACTCGTCTTAAGATTCATGCGGTCAATACCACGCACACCATCCACCCCAGCTAATGTGGCAACTTCGCTTAGTGGTCTGATGTTCTCCTTCTCCTTGTCAGACATTTCTTGAAACTTACTCACAAATCTAGTTTCAAGGTCTGCAAACGCCTGACTTAGCGCTTCCTGTGGCAATTGTTTGACATCAAGTGTCACATCGGCATCATAGTGCCATGGTTGCCAACCATTCATGTTCTTAGGTTTATCATGCATACGCGCAATACCCAACACTTTCTCTACGTGTTTAGATATGAACGTCTCAACTACCTTAGAACCAAACCGGCGACGATTGCCATCATGGGGGCCATATAACTCTACATGCCCCGGCCTATCCAAGAAATTGAAGGGGGACTTCTTATGAAGCTCCCCACCTATGTGCTTAATCCCAAACTCTGGAAAGTCTAGATCCATATCGCCATCACTAGCGACTTGCACATTGATGTTACCATCACCAATCTCATGTATAAACAGAGCATCATACGTGTCTAAGAGTTGTTGCCTATAGACAGCATGGGCACGACCCCTACAATCTGCTGAATCACCAGCAGAATGGAAGCCAACAATGTAAGGCAATTTGCCACGCGACACTAATGCCGCCATACAAAACCCACTCTGAGTACGAAAGCCCATCTCATAAGCCCACCCAGGATAGGTTAGTTGTCCTACATTCTTATCAGGTACAACCACCTGACATTTACGGGCTAAAAACTCATCTGTAACAACACTTGCATCCTTGAGTTTAAGAGTCCACTTAACGGGACACGTAGCATTTGGAAATTCTTCATCAAGGAAGAATCCCGTAGTATCACACACCTCACCTACTGTGACTAATGTGATTAACGCTAAATCTGTGTCACCTATTCGCTTCCAACAACCCGGAGTGATGTAACACCTCCTATTGTTGTTGATTTCACCTGGACTACGTATTACCTCAACTTCGTCCCAGCCCCTAGCGAGCTGATGGTATGGCATAAGCCATACATTACCCTTTATAGGCCATGCATTACACACAGAGGTTGGTTTACCGCGTCCCATAAATCTCGCACACGCGATCAATCTAGGGACGACATTGTCCATTTGCTCTGTGGTCATTGTCGCAAGCTGGTGTCTTTTCTTCACGGGCTCTACATGTACTATGGCATATACATTCTCCCGGATAACTTCATCTGGCTTAGGAGTAATACCAGGAAGCAAGTCGCATCCTTGCGTTTCGAGTGTTTGTGTTTGACACTCTTGTTCTACGGTATCGGGTGTCTGACGCTTACACTCGCATACACGCAATGGTCGTTTCAATACATCACTGGCCACCGCCATGATGTCTCCGCAGCTCTTACACATAAACTCACGTTTCTGCATATATCCATCATCATCTAACTTGGATATAATGGTTTCACCCACAGTCTTAGCATATGGTCTAAAATGCTTAAGATAGAGCACTATGGTTGCCACTGTAATAGTAACACCACATACAACGGCAGCCCCAACCTTGGCATACTTACTCTTTATGTACGGTTGCAATGTGATCATGCTCACATCCTTCATCTGTTTCAGCTTACTCTTAATAAAAAGAGTAGTCATCGCCACACTGGAAGCTGCATACAACATCAGTCCCATACCAACCACAACAGGTGTGGTGGCATTGAATAATGCTGCGACAGACGAACCAAATGTGGACCCGAGAAAACAGAAAACGCGCATACCGGTGAGCCCAAGCTCCAACTTGGCAAGCGCATTAAGACGGGTGTAGCAGTAAGAAACACACCGATTCTCAGCCCACTTATCAGGGAACATATCAGCAACGCAGTAGCTCCACTCTCTCATCTTGAGCAAAGTGGGACTAATCTCTAAACCACTCTGGACCTCGACAGGTCCACCATTGGTAGGTAAGATAACTGGTTCGCCTTCCCGAACAGCACGCGCAATGGCCCTGCACTGACTACACAACTCAGGGTACATCTTATGTTCACACAATGGAATAGTATGAAGTATAGCGGTATCTCGCAACAACTTCTCCTGCTGCACAAAATGATGCTGTGATGTACGGCGCATATACTCAAGCACACGTTCCATACCAACCTCCTTAAGTTCTTCATCACACTCCTTAACTACAAACCAGTCGTAGTTAGATTGTCCATTCATAGGATTGACTTGCCCACTAGGTACAGGCTTTTCAAGAGTGAATAACCATGCATCATTGACAATGCCATCCATTTTATCAGGATCTATCATATTGGAGCCAGCAATCCGATATTCCTGCTTAACCACAACGGTTATACGGACACCTAAACGCCGCAAAATCGCTAACGGTTCATTGGACTTAACATGGGCTTCACACTCACGTGTATTGCCTGTGCCGCAAAAGAACTTTGGCGCGATCATCACACGGCCTTTATCTGGCAAATCGGCCTTAAGTGCGTAGGTAGGGTTATTGTTCACGTAGTGTATAATGGACTGTGTAGTTGAGCCCTTCTCATGCATTGCTTTAGTCGCACCTATATCATCAATCACCACAGCAATGTGGTGATTTTCAATCTCAGTTTGATAAGCATCATCGAGACGAGCATGTACGATACCTATTGGATCAACACTAAAGTTGTTCACATCCAACAAGAAATGCACGAACAAGCCCATGGCAGTAGTCTTACCCGTGCCAGGTGTACCGTACAGATAGAAGGAATATGGTGCCATTCTCATAGGCATCCTATGCATAGCAGCAACGACGCGTGAGCGTATGCGTGCTAATTCCAACATCTTCTGTGCCATAATCCTCTTTTCAGGACCAGACATCTTTGTATGGTACATCTTAACTTCTCTCTCCAGTTCATCAAGTAAACGCTCGTAAGTGTGTGACTCCAATCCGGCTTTCGCCAAGTCTGAGGTCTCATACAACCGAATATTACCTAGTACTGTGGTATATTTGGTTTCGAAATTTGTAGCACCCATTGGGCTACCTATAACTTCTAACCAGTGCATACCTTTCCACCACGCTAAACCCTTATCAAAGATGAAAAGAGCTGTATCAGCTATACCAGTCCAGATATCCGACCAATGAAGGTCCGCGACACCAGATGTGGCATAGTATTCCTCAAACCGGAAGAACGGAAAGTTAAGTTTGGTTGCTTCACACGCCCCGAGGGCAACTATAAAAGCAATCATCTTCTTGAGCTTCTTAGCAAACTCAGATCCACACACATTGTTCCACTTCCTTATACATTCACGGAAACTCTCTATGTGATCAAGTGTACTCGCTTGCGTAGTTATGCCAAAGTGAGCATCAACACGACGAGAGACCTCTTCAAAGGAATCCTGGTCATTGATACTTTCAAGGTCCTGCTGCCTATTAGGGTCAGTCCACATGTCATAAATGAATCTATATGCAGCACTAGACATAGACGTATCACAGATGTGACACAAATACGTCTTCAATTGCAGTAGAGCCATCATCCAATTCTTGGAGTTGCACATAAGAATGAGAGCATCACTAAAAAGCTCTACATGTCGAAGTGCTGGACCAGTTAAGTCAGGATTCTTACCCGCACTATAAGCTAACGAATAGTACGTGCGCCAATCAGACCATATGCCAGCCTGAGTAGTGATTCTTTCATCATACTCAAGTGGCCACTGAGGACCATAATCTGGGCCGTGTGGTTTCATACCACCAACGAACTCAGATATATATTGCATAGTAGCAACATTTGTTGCACTTGTGATTGAAGGAGCAGCTAAGCCCATTCCTAGGCTAAGCATCTTATACTCCCATTCACATCGAGGATCATGGTAATCCTCATGGACCCAATCACAAAAACAACCATGGTTACGCAAACTCCAATCGACACGCCAAAGCGTGCCGGCTAAAGTACGCTCACGCAACTCAGCCACCGGATCTCTATCAGCATCAATCCAATGGCGACGTACAAGACCGCGTATCTTAGGGGCCCATTCACAGGCCTCCGTTACTGACATCCAATTAAGGACGTCTTCATACGTGTCTTCGTCTTGATAGTGTGTATCAACAGGTTCTTCGCCTGCTTGTACACCCATTCCAGAAAAGTAATAGAAGAAGTCGTCAACCTCTTTCCAAAACTTCTGGTCTAACTTCTTGCTACGTTCTAACCAACGAGCATGTTCACGCTCTTTCTGCTCCTTTTCGAGCATTCTAGTTTGGAGTTCATACTTAACTCTGTTGTTGTCAGCATTTTTAAACGCATCAACAGAGACTTTAGTATAAAATTCCTCTACAGGTCCTTTACCATGTTGTGTTTTAGCACGAATCACTACCTTCTTAGGTTTACGCTTCTTGCGTTCACATAATGTAGGGGAATTGCAACTTTCATAGCAAGTTCCCTTTGTCATCAATGTGAATTTCACATCATCATCAAAAATCGGATCTAAGGGTTTGAATTGGTTCTTCACCTTCAAACGTCTATTTCCCAGCATATGACTATTGTAAATCTGCTGAGATGTCTGCATGGTCACTGTTTTGTGCCACACTGCTTCCGCATTTGGACTAGTAGGAGTATGGTAACGGTGGTTATCACGGCTCTGCTGAGCTATTTCTTTGTTAGCGTGCTCTGAAGCACTTACCAACATTTTATTGGGTTTAGGAACAAAAGTAACAGACTCGATACTCTTGTTGTGGATTCTTTTTTGTGTGACCGGTTTAGATTCCGGTACTGCTATTATTCCCGTAGCAATCTCGGGTTTAAGGCTTGCGGCCTTGGTAGTACATATTACAGTCACGTGATGGTTAGTACCTTCATTTACACGTGCGCTTGGTTTGTTGCAGGGAACAACTACTGCTAAAAAGCAATACCAGGTGGATAAATCAACACCATCCTAGGCCTCGGGAGATCCACTTATTCAAAGTACAGGTTTAAGCTTGCTGTACAAATCTGTGTATATTCACTCCGTTGGAATATTTTGGATCGTAGGACGGTAAACCCGCCCCGGTCTGTTTAGGTGCCAGACGTTATAGTTACACTGCCATTTTTATACTATTGGCGTTAGTCTTGAACAACGGAGGTCGAATTCCGTACGTATCAAATTTCATGTCAACATCACAAATAAATGTGGAAATGACAAGCGTACTTTTGATCTATATAAAGTATAAGATAAGATTGGCACGTGTCATGTGCCAAATGCTTCCCTCTAGACATCACACTGGAATGTGTGAGCTAGAGGGGGTTGCTTTTGACCTGAATAAAGCATAAGGTGGGTGTTTATGGACTGTGTCGTAGTCCTTACGCCTGCAAAAATTTAGATTAGGTCATACCAGATGAATGAGACTCACTGCTGGAGACTCTGAGACAAGTGTGGAGATGCGGCTCTAGGCATCGTACTCCACAGCTGCGACAGAGATGTCCGTCTTACGTGAGTGCAACACCAAATTGCACATTTAAATCTAATGGGGGAGCAGGTTATAATCTCCCCGGAACTCTGCGTGCGTTATTAATAAACGCACGCAGAG